GGCAGCCGCACCGTCACCAGCTTCCATGACGGCGTCACCGAACATCAGCCGGTGGTGGGCCATCAGCGCGTCAATGCCGCCGGGTGCGTACGGGTCGATGCCGTGGATGGTGCGCTTGCTCATGGTGTCCTCCCGGGACGGTTGTGGTGAGGGTTACTGGCTAGCAGGCGGGCGTTACGGCGCTAGCTTGGCTAGGACGTCCTCGTAGGATGCGAGCATGGCTTTGATCGACTCGGCCTGGGCCTGAATTTCAGCCACCTGCAGCTTTTTCTCTTCGACGTCCTTGGCGAGCCCTGCGATATGCCTCTTGAGGGTGCTGATGCGTTCTTTGATCTCATCGGTGGCGTTGGTGGCTTCGCGGTATGACATGGTGTTGCTCCTGTGTTCGCTTGGTGTTGCGTGGGGTTACTCGTTGCCGAGGTTGAGTTGTTCGCGGCGGGCCCTGCGGAGCAGCCCGGATTGGGTGGTGAAGGCGCGGACGTTGGCCTGCGCGGCGCGCACGTCCCGGCCTGCCTGGTGGCGTTGGGTGTCGGTGATCGCGGCGGCCCGCACCTGCCGGGCCTGCCGTACGGCGCGCTCGAGGGCCCTGAGTTTCTGCGTGTCCCGGTACTTCTGCTCATCCAGTGGGGTCCACTGGTTGGGCTTGAGTTGGGTGAACCCGGGCAGGTACGCGGTCAGGGTGTGCTTGCAGTTCGGGTGGAACAGGCCCGCGGCCGTGGCCTCTTCGATGGTCGCGGTGACGGTGAACGTGTGGCCGTCCTCCGTGACTTCCCCGGGGGCGTCGGCCAACACCACGCCTTCCCATGGGGCGCACAAAGGGCAGGGCCGGCCGGTCGTGGAGATGGTGAAGTAGTGGATCCCGGCGAGCGTCAGCCGTTCCCGGTGCGAGGCGTTGTACGCCCGCTGGGTGGCGGTGCGTGTTGCCATCTCCACATAGGTGGCGAGGTTCCATTCCCGGCCGTTCTTGTCCGTGAACCCGGTGACGCCTTTGGCGGTCAGTTCCCGCCACGCCTGTGCCTGCGCTTCCTGCGGTGTGGCCGCCTGGAACGTGTCCCGGACAATGTCGCGGGCGGGGTTGATCTGGGTGAGCGCCCCGGCCGTGGTCGCGGCCTTGTACGCGTCGTCCGCGTACCGGGTGATGCGTCCCGCCGCCGCGGTGAGCCTGTTGTTCAGGTCTTCGGCGATCAGCCTCGACGCGGTCACGTCGTGCGGGAGGATGGCAGAGACGGGCGACGCCGTCCAGTTCTCCACCCTGCGTTCGAGTGCCCGGACTTCCCGTGCCGCGGCGGCGTTCCCGTTCCGTGCCGCCGTGTCCGCCACCTGATCCGCCAAAACCCTGACTTTGGTCAGCACTTCGGTGGCGGTTTCGACGGCGAGCCGGTCCAGCCCGCCCCGCAGGCTTGGGACCAGGGCCGGGTTCGCTATCGCCGCACGGACCAGCACCGCCGAGCCTGTCACCAGCCGTGCCTCCGCCGCCGTGAAGACGACGAGGACAGCCGCGGCGAGAGTGTCAACCGTTGACGGCAGGGACTCCGCCTGCTGCTGCTGGGGTTCCATCAGTCAGGCTCCCGTCGCTAGGGTGGAGGAACATCGGGTCAGGCAACGCGGCAGGCAAGGCAGCCTGCCGTTCCGCCTGGATCAGTGCCACCTCAGCCCTGATATCGTCCTCGTCCCAGTCCGGGTGAATCATGCCCACCGCGACCTCGTCGGAGATCACACCCGCAGCCTTCAGGAGCTGCACGGTCGTGGCGATGGCCTGCGCCGATTCCTGCACCCCATCCGGGAACACCACATCAGGCAGTTGCGGGACCACCACGGACCCGAACAGTGCCTGATCGACGGCGAGGAGCTTCTCCACGATCCGGGAGATCGCCGGACGCCACAGCCGGATCTTCCGGTCACGGGTCAGCAGTGACCGTTGCTGTTTCGCTTCGATCTCCGTCGCCGTTTTGACCGGCCCGCCGCCGTCGTAGATTCCGAACGTCTCGGAGGAATATCCGACCATTTGGAGGATGTCTTTGATCAGTTGCGTGGCGGTGTCTTTGTGTTCCTGGACGCGGATGTTGAACTGGACTTGCTGGATCTGGTCCGCGAGTTTCGCGTCAGCCCCGGCAAGGAGGTTCATGGAGGCGTATGCTTCCTGCTCCGCGTTGAACGCCGAGCCCTGACCGGTGCCGACGTTGTCCAAGAGGGACTTGGCGATCATCAGCCGGGACTTGCCCAGCCGGACGTCACGCATCCAGGACGTGTACACCTCGTCGAGGGCGTCCATGAGCTGCTCGACCCCGTCAAGGTCGGAGCGGCCGAGGTTGCGGCCGTTCGGGTCGGTCCGCCACCGCCGTGACGGCGCCTGGTTGGGGATGTACACCACGCACAGGCCCTCAGACTCGGAGCTGATCATCCCGAACGAGTCCACATGGTTCGCGAGCCCGGCCGTGGCCGGCTGGTCCGTGAGCGGGATGGGGTGGCCGAGTTTGTCCTCTTCGCCCTCGTACAGGCCGTGCAGGATCACGCCCGTGCCGTTGTCAAGGGTTTCGTGGCGTTCAAGGTGCCGGTAGACCCGTTTGCCGTCGCGTGCCACGACCTGCCAGAACGTCACAGCCGTCAGCCGGCCCCACGTGAATTCCGGGATCGCCTGATCCGCGTCTACATGGGTGAGGAACGGGCCCTCAGCGACCGTGTCATCCCACGACACCCGCAGGAACACGCCGCCGAGTGCCGCGCAAACCTCAGCGGCTTCGGCGAGCTCACTGTAGAGGTCATCATCACAGAGTTCATCGAGGCGGGCCTGTGTGGTTTCGTCCTCAACCTGCAGGGTGATCTGTTCTCCGAAGAGCAGGTCAGCACTGGCTTGGCAGAGTTCCGCGGCGATCGGGACGTGTAGCTTCACCCTGCGATCAGGGCCGCGTGAGGATTCGCCCCAGAACCAGCGCGTCAGTGCACGCCCGACGGTGGCACGGAACCCGCCATGATCGGACGCGAAGAACCCGGTAGCGGACGGGTCCGCACCCGTCGCGCCGCCGTAGACGCTGCTGAGCTGGTCACTGTCGCCGGCGTACCAGGCGGACCACACACCCATTTGCGGCAGGGTCCGCACCACCTGTGCGGGCGGCCATGCTTGGGTGGACTGTGGCAAAGCCATGGAGGCCCCTCTCTCAGGGTGAAACGGTGATTACGGGGCCGGTATTTTAGTCCGAGATAGCGGTGTTGCTGCGCTTGACGTAGGTGTCCACGTAGCTTTCCTGCTTGCCCCCGTTGTAGGTCACTTCCCAGTACGCGCCGTCATACACGTCGGTGCTGATAAGGGCCTTCCAGTTGCCAAGAACTTTGCAGAACCAGACGATGTAGAGGTCTTCAGGCGTGAACCCGACGTGCTCTTCCGCCTGGATGACGGACTCTTTGGCCTTGCGGAGGAACTGGTCTGCATCCGGCTTGCTCATGAGGGTCTCCTAGTTGGTGTGGGCGGGTCCGAGTTCGGACCTCCATTGGGATTCGGTCGTGATCAGGGCGTAGCGCATGGCGTCGAGGGAGTCGTCGTCACGTTTTACCGGGGCATCCTCGCCACGCTCGGTGGCCTTTACGTCCCACACGTAGTCGGTGATCTCATCAATGACGCCCTGACACCGGTCACTGACCAGCAGGTGGCCTTGAACCAGCAGGGATGAGATGGTGCCGATGCCGTAGGCGACGTCCTTCCGGGCGCCCTGCGAATACACCCCGGCCAGTCTCAGTTCCTCACGGAAGTCGGCAGCCGCACTGTCGACGATGATCCACTCAGGCACCAATGAGGTTTGTTCGGGGTGGTGTGGGGCGCGGATCCAGTCCTTGATGGTCTTCGCCTGCTGGGACGGTGCTTGACGGACCTCGTTCACGGCCACGTCGATGCGCAGCTCATCCATCAGGTAGAGCCGCCGGTCGTAGCCGAGGCCCAGCATGACCGCCGCGGTCGCGTGCTGGGTGCCGAAGTCGATCGCCACGGACAGGCAGCGCCGCATGGGCGGCAAACGCTCCCACGCCACCACATGCTTCGTCGGGTCCCACATGTCGTAGACGGCGCCCTCAGCGTTCGTCCACAACCCGTT